GGAAGAATGCCGAAGCAGCGCTGTCCGCCCACTGCGTGGAGAGATCGAGGAAATACTCGGCGGTGTTGCGCAGCCGCTGCGCCTCCAGATCCGCCTGCGCCTGCGACTCGGCCTGCTGCGCCTCGATTAGTTTCTGCGGCAAATCCTTGATGCCGAGGTATCGCTCTAGCGCGTCGGTGAAGGTCATCACGTTTTCGTTGAGCAGGCCGAGTTCTTCCAGTTGCGCGGTCATCGCGTCGAGCTGCTGCTGCGCCATCGCCACCTGCTCGCCGGCGACATCGGCACCGGCCTCGGCGACGCCCATCACCCGCGCCACGTCGCGGCGATAATCGACGGCGGTGGCGCTATTGCGCGCCGAGGCTTCGAGGAAGTTGCGACCGGCCTCGGCGATGCCCTCGAGCGGCGCCGAATACAGCCGCGACATGGCGCGCTGGTAGACGTCGCGCGGTGCCAACAGCTCGCCCTCGAGGCCGGCGCGAAAGTCTCGCAGCGACTTTTCGAGCGCGCCGAAGCGCGTGATGGTGTCGCGCAGCCCGCTCGCCTGGCGTTCGTAGGCATCCCGCAAGTCGTCGGCGGCGTCGGCCACCAGCCGTTGCGCATCGGCAATGCGCGTCGCCCACGCCTCGGCGAGCGCGTCGGCCGCCGCCTGCGCTTCCTGCGCCGCCGCCGCCTCGTCCTGCAGCGCGTAGATGCGCTGCTGCAACGGTCGCAGCGACACGTCCATCGCCTCCAGCTCCAGCCGCCGCTCGATCGCCAGCGCCCCGGCGGCGTCGCCCTGCAGTCGCAGGATCTGCGCCTCCAACCCGGAGCGTGCCCGCGCCAGTTGCGCCGCCTCGGCCGCCGCTGCGTTGGCCGCCTCCAGCGCCGTCGCCTCGTCTTCCAGCACGTAGATCCGGCGCATCAGCGCGTGCAGCGACGAGTCGGCCGCGGCGAGTTCGAGCTCGCGCGTCGCCGCCAGCGCTTCGACGGTGCGGCCTTCCAGCTCGAGGATGCGGATGCGCAGTCGCGCCGCCGCCTCGGCGAGCTCGGCGCTGTTGTCGAGCTCAGCGGCAGACTCGCCGACCGAGTCGGCAACGTTGCCGATCGATGTGGCGGTCGTCGTCAGCGCCTCGTCGAGCCGCGCAATCTCCAGCCGCGTGCGCTGGATGGCGAGGATGCGGTCACGATCCTGCTCGCTGGCGCCGGCGAAGTCGGACCCCGACAACTGCTGCGTCAGGTAATTGGCGACGCCGAAGCGGCCCTGCGACTCGTACATGCTCTGGAACAGCGGGTTGCCGGCAACGAACTGATCGACCTGCGCGGCGAGCACGTTACTGAGCGCAGCGCCGCGATTGGCGCTGCCGCCGCTCACCTGGTCGCGGATGGAGGCGAACTCCATCGCCTGATCCTGCAGCTTCGCCAGCGCCGCCTCGGCGGCATCGGCGACCGCCGCGAATGCCGGCGCTACCGCCATCAAGCCCTGATAGAGCGACCGACCCGCGTCGGTGGTGAGATCGAGGCCCTCAACCAGCGCGCGAAACTCGTCACGGCTAGCCGGCACGGCGACGCCGAGCGCCTCGAAGACGTTGCCGAGCGATTCGACCGCCAGCGCCTGCCGCTCGGCAGCGCTGTAGAACGTCTCGACATAGGCGCCGGTCGCCTGCAGCGCCGCGTCGAGCGATCCGAAGGCGTCGCCCAGCGCCAGCACGTCCGATAGGCGCAGATCGCCGAACAGGCCCTGCAGCGCGGCGTTAGTCGAGGTCAGCACCGCGTTCGCCGCCGCCAGCTTGCCGACGTAGGTTTCGATCTCGGCGGCAGTGCCCTCGAATTCGCCGATCAGTTCCTTCACCGCCTCCGGGATGTCGCTCGCGAGCAGCGCGCCCTTCAGCGCCTCGGCGACAGCCTTGGCGATCTCTTCCTCGAGCCGCCCTTGGTCGCGGCCGATCTCTTCGGCGATGCGCGCCCGCATGACCGACACGCCGTTGAGACTGGCGCCAGCGCTGATGCGGTTGGCCGCGGTGCCCTGCGGATCGGTGTCGAAGCCGATCCCGAAGTCGAACTGACCGGCGCGACCGCCGAGCGCACGCACCAGGTTGCTGTAGGACGCCGAGGTGCCGCCGACCAGCGTTTGCAGATCCCGGTTGCTCTGCGTCTCGGTGAAGAACGGCGCGAGGCCCATGCCGGGCGTTTGCGCGAAGCCGCCTGTTTTCGGTCCGCCGCGGGAGCCGAAGGCGCCGGACATGGCGAGGCCGGCAAGGACGATTCCAGCGATCGGGATGGCGGCGCCGAGAGACGTGCCGAGCCCAGTCAACGCGAGGCCGCCGGCGGTATCGCCGATCGCCGACAGCCCGAGCGTTTGACCCAGACTCGACAGCGCAAACGAGTTGCCGATCGCGCCGGAGCCGAAGATGCCGCCCGACCCGGAGAACAGGCCGCCGATGCCGGCGGTGCCAAACAGCGAGCCGCCACCGAACAGCGACGACCCGGCCGACAGCAGGTTGCCGACTCCGAGGCCGCCGCCAGAGGCGCCGGCCGCGCCGGAGAGGCCGCCGAAGACGAGCCCGACGCTTGCCTGAATAATCGGCCGCAGCACCATCGTTTTGAACATGTTGACGACGGTATCGCGGAACGACTGTGCGAAATCCTTCCCAGACTCGAACGCCCGCATCAGCGCATCGGTGATGGTTTCGTTCATGCGCTCGGCGTTGCGCTTCTGTTCCTCGGCTGCCCGGGCATTGAATTCTTCGAGTTCTTGGCGGAACTTGGCGTCGGCAGCGAGACTTTTTTCGGCGTCGTGCAAATAGAGCTTGAGCGCGAGCTGACGCTCGAGCGCCCGGACGATGCCGTCCTCGCCGCGCTCGGCCGCCTTCATGATTTTCTGATCGTACTCGCGGATCAGCATCTGCCGCTCGATCGCGTCTGACTCCTCGCCGACCAGCAGCACGCGCGCTACCAGCAGTTCGTTCTGGTCGTCTATCGTCTGCAACTGCTCGGCGCGCTGCTCCTCCATCGCGCGCAGTTTCTTTTCGGCGTCCGCCTCCGCTTTCGCCAGCGCCTCGGTCGCCTTCAGGCGATCCTCGACTTCCTTGGTTGCCTGTTCTTGAAAACGGGCAATCTCTTCTAACAAGCGCAGTTTCGCCTCGAGCGACGATTTTTCGGAGGCTGCGCGCGCCGCGTTGTCGAGCGCCGGCGCCGGTGGCGTTTCAGGCTCGTTGATCGTGGTAATGCGCCCGGTCACCATCTGGCCGCCAGTCAAGTCCCTGGCGGCGCGCATCATCTCGCGGAACCCTTCCTGCTGAAAGATCGCTAGCAGCGTCTTCCAGCGATCAATCGCCTTGTTGATCGGGTCGATAAGACTTAGGCCGATCTGGATGCCGACGTTCTTGATTTCCGCCGTTAGCGTATTGAAGCGCTTCTCTAGCTTTTCCGCCTCGGCCGCCTGCTGGCTGGTAATGCGCGCCTGCACACTGCCGGCCTCGGCCAGATCCTTCAGATACGAAAGCTGCTTCGGCCCGGACTTGCCCATCAGTTCCTGCACCAGCGCGACCTTATTGGCGCCGTCGGCGTAGTTCGCCAGCGCCTTGGCGACCTCCTCCATCACCACGCCGGAGTCGCGCAGGTTGCCTTGGCTGTCGCGCACCTTGATGCCGAGCTTGGCGAACGCCTCGCCGGCGCCCTTGCTGGTGTCGTCCGCCTGCTGCATGCTCTTAACGAGTTTTTGCAGCGCGCCGCCAATCTCGTCTATATCTGAACCGGCGACGTCGGCGACCTGCTTCAAACGCGAGAGCTGCTCAACACTGGTGCCGGTTTCTTCGGCGAGATCATCCAGCGCGCTACCGAGATCGACCGCCTGCTTGACCATGGCGCCGAGTGCTAGGCCGACACCGGCCGCCACGCTGACAGCGGTAAGCGCCGCCGTGAGCTTGCCGAAGCCGCCAGCGAGCGCCTGCACCTGCGACACCATGTTGCCGAAGGCGCCGCCGCCGAGCGCGCCCGGTAGCGACGCCAGCGCGCCGCGCAGCCCGGCAGCGCTGCGCTCGGCGCCGGCAAACTGCGCCTTCAGCCGATCGAAGGCGCCCGAGAAATGATCGGCCGCCGCGATGTCGATGCGATATTGCTGATTAGCCGCCACGCTTCACCAGTACGAATCGAAGGTTCTGCTCAAACGCCTTGTCGAAGCGCTCCATCGCCAGCGGTCGCAGCGCCGTTTGCACCTGCTTGGCGCCGAGCATGCCGGGAACGCTGATCGTGTATTTCTCGTCGATCGGCAAGCGCTTCTGGCTGCGGCGGACGAACACGCCGGCGTGTCCGGACTTCATGCGCGCGATGAAGGCATGTTCGAGCACCTTGCGCGATCCCTTGCGCACCGCCACGGAAACGCCGGCCTTCGTTTGCCGCGGCGCGAAGCCGATCAGTTGCAGCGGCCGGCCGGACGCCGTCACCCGCGCGATCAGCGTCGCCGTCGTCGCCCGCGTGATGTCGAAGGCGCCGGCGCGCCGGTCGGTGCCGTTCAACGCCTTCGCCGTCACGTTGTACGACTTCCTGATCTCGCGGCCGGCGTCGGTCTTGACGCCGTCCGCCGTGCGGTTGAGCGCCCGCATCAACGCCGTCTTCATCTCGCGTTCAGTGAGCGCCACGTCGGCGAGAATCCGATCAGCGTTGCTGCTGACGTTGATCGCGATCACGCTTTGCCTTGTCGTTGATGTGCTGCACGAACACCACGTCGGCAGCGGCGACCATCTGCACCATCCGCGGCGCGTCGGTGACGCCGTTGACCCGGCACCAGGACTCGATCTCGCTCACCGGCACCATGCCCGGCGAGCCCATTCCCCACCATGGCCGCCGGCAGGAGAGATCGAGAAAGGCGCGCATGTAGAGAACGTTTTCCGGCCACAACTCCGGCTCGTCGGCGACTGCCGGCGCCTCCGGCGGCAAGGTGTCCAACCATGCTTCGTCGCCGCCGTAGATCAACTGCCACCGGAGCCGCTCGACGAGTTTTTTTGCTGCTCCTCGTCGACGTCGACCAGAAAGGTGCCGTAATCGCCTGACATGCCGGTCACCTGGTCGAGGATCTCCGGATAGCGCTCCAACAGATCGAGGCCGGCGTCCACCGAGTACGGCCGCCCGAAGTCGCTACGCTCCCAGTCGATCAGCACCACTTCCGCCGTCAACCGGCGCAGCATGTCCGTCATCACGCCGGGCGGCGCCTTGGTGGTGTCCCGGTACTTGGCGCGAATCGGCTTCAGCGCCCGCGCCAGCGCTTCGAGATAGACCACGCTGTCGCGACTGCGGACCTTCAGCCGCACGCTGTCGCCCTTGGCCGAAACGGCGGTGACCCACATGCCATCCTGCAGCGTCTTGGCGACGTCTTTTCGTTCATCCCAGTCGGTGAGCGGCATTTTCGATCCTGTAAAAAGCGGCCTTCCGCCCGTCGACGGCGCCGGTAAAACGAAACGGCCGCCCGGAAGCGGCCGCGCTCGCACTGCTCGGGGCTACGGCGTCAGGACGCCCACTGCGTCACCGCATCGCCGCCGCGGTCGACGATCATCTGGTAGGTGGTCGTCGAGTCGCGCAGCGCCTGGAACGGGACCGACAGCGTCACGTCCTGGTTGCCGCCCGGCGTCGGGTTGGCGCCGTCGCTGTACTTGATGTTCGGGAACGTCAGCACGTAGCCGATGCCCGTGGTCGAGGCGCCGATGCGCAGCGACAGACTCGACGCGGTGTTGTTGATGAACTTGTTCAAATAGGTCGAGTCGGCGAAGTAGAGCTCGAGCGAGCCGGTAATCACCGCCGTCCCAGACGCGACGCCGACGTTGCCGAGCGTGCCGATCGCCGTTTGCCCGCGCAAGCTGTTGTCGATATTGATCGTCAAGCTCTTGGCGTAGGTATTCGTCAGCGCCGAGCCGCCCTCGAGGATATTGAAGACATTCGACACGCTGTTGTAGACGCTGTTTGTCAACGAGGCGCCGCTCGTCCCCGGCATGCCCGACGTGCCGGCGAGCGCCGCCGAGCTTTTGCCCAGGAACGACACGCTGCCAGTCAGGATCTGGCCTGGCGACAGCGACAGCGACAGTCGCGACGGCTGCATGCCGCTGAACAGCTGGAACTGCGTCAGGTCAGCGTTATTGCGCTCGATCGAGAACGACTTCTGCGACGTGCCGTTAACCACCCGCGCCGCCTGCACCACGACGCCGGTATTGCCGGTAGCGGCAGTGAGGCCGCTCGCCACCGTTAGCGTGGTCGCCGTCGGCACGGTGACCGCCTTGTGCCAGCCGGTATTGGCGGTAGTCGTACCGTCGACCAGTCGGAACCACTGCCCGGCCACCAGGTTGGTGAGCGTCGCGCCTACGAGCGTCAGCCCGGTCGACGACACGTAGGTTGCGGTGCCGGTGGTGGCGCCGTTGGTGCCGGTTTCGGTCCAGGTGTTCTGCAGCGCCGCGGCGAGGATCGAGTCGAATTCGCCGTAGCTGAATTCGAAGTTGATGTCGCCGTTCGCCTCCGCTGCCGTCTGGATCAGGTCGGTGATCATCCGGTCGGAGCGGATCTCGTTCGACTGCACCGTCTGGATCGCGTACTTCAGCGTCTCGCCAGTGATGCGCAACAGGTAGTGACTGCCGGTGCTCGGAGTGGTGCCCCAAGTCGCCTCGGGTTTCACCCGCAACGCGACTCGATTGGTTACGCCTAGTGCCATTTCATTGCCTCACATGGTCGAGCCGCGCGTCCGCAGCGGGGGAACCTTTATCGTTATCAAACCGCCGCATCGGGAATGCCTTCCCGCGCGTGGATCAGGATCTCGAACTGCATCGCCGCGATGCCAACCATCCGATCGCCTTCGCCGCTGATGCTGATCTCGGTGGCGACGAGCGCGGTGTCCTTGCACAAGCCGCCCAGCGTCGCCGTCGTCTCGTCGAGAAACACCGCCTCCTCGACCTCCTGGCAGATCAGGTCGAGCGTGTTCCACACCGTCGAGCTCGCCCGCGCCATCGCCGTGACGGTGAGCGTCAGCGCACGGCGGACGAACGGATTCGGCATACCGATCGACGCCTTCTCGACCTGCTCGCTTGGCGTAGCGATCAGGAGCGCCGGCAGGTCGCCGGTCGCCACCGGATCGACGCGGTTGACGAACACATTGGCGCCGGTGGTCGTGAGGCCGGTCACCAGCGTCGCGAAGGCATCGCGCACCTGCCGGCGGATGTGGTTAGCCATTACGCGCGCAGCCGCACCGTTACGACGCCAGTGCCGTCCGGCCGCACTTCGGCGATGGTGTAGGTCGTCGAGTCGATGCGCAGCGTCTGCCCTTGCGCCAAGTCGTCGTCGAACGCCGAGGCGCGGGCAATGAACACCGGCGCCGAGCCCTCGAACAGTCCGAGCGGGTCAACGTAAGCGGCATCGAAGATCCCGTTGACCAGGCTGCCATTGAACGACCAGCGGGCCGTCACTCCGAATTCGTCCGGGTCGAAGTAGGCGTCGAGGTCTTCGTCGTCTTCGATCGCCATCAGCGCCACTCCTGCAACACCGGATCGTCGCGGTGCAGCGCCACGGTGCCGAGCCCGTCCGGGAACGTCTCGTAGCCGAGCGCTTGCATGGACTGCACCAGCGCGACGGCGTCGCTCTTGATCAGTTCCACCATCAGCGCTGGCCGATGCTGCGCGATCGTCTCCTGCGCGGCGCCGAGCGCCTCGGCCTCCATGCCTTCGATGTCCAGTTTGATCAGGTCGACGCGCGGCATGCCGCCGGCCATCGAATCGATGGTGGTCATCGGCACCGGCACCAGCGTCGAGTAGTCGATCGTCTGCCCGATATACTCGCCGTTTGGCCTGCGCCTCAACTCCAGCGATCCGAACGACGCCGGCCGGGAGTAGTCAGGCACCGGCACCTCGAGCACGCCGGACTTCCCGCCGACGGCGGCGAACACCGCGCGGGCGTTGCCGATGTTGCCGAGCGCGATATTGCCGGCGAGCGCGTAGTACAGCCGCTCCTGCGCCTCGACGGCGAACACGCTGCCCCAGCCACGCATGGCGCGCGCCCAAGAGACACAGTGCGCGCCGACGTTGGCGCCGATGTCGAAGGCCACTACGCCGTCGCCGTGGTGTTTGCGGCGCAACTGCAGCAGATTGATCGCTCGCGACACTTCGTCCGGGTCGAAGGCGCCGGAGCTGAGTAGCTGAAAGCCAACCCCGTAGCCCTGCCCGGGCCCGGTCATCCGGTAGTCGTGCCGGTTGACGATCAGCGGCCCGTGGTCGGTAGCGGCCAGCACGAAGGCGACGTTATGCGCACTCATGCCGCCGCCCGCTGCGCGACGCGCTCGATGACGAGTTCGGCAACCGTTTCAGGCAGGATCAACGCTTGACAGCCGGCACTCTGCGTTTTTTTCTCGAGCACGCAGAACGAGTGATCCTGATGGATCCGGTGACACGGGAAGCACGGCATCCGCGAAGACTCGATGGCGGTGCAGTTGGTCCAATCGCGCGTCAGCGCATCGGCCGGCGAGTGCGACATTAGAACCACCTTCGGCACCGCCTCAAACGCCACCGCGTTGACCATCGCCGACTCCTCGCCGATCACGCAGTCAGCCAGCGCCGCGAAGGTGAAAGCACGCCGAATCGGCCATGTTTTGCCGATGAAGTGTCCGAAGCGGGCCGGGAGATGCGGCGGCTCGCCACGGTAATCACCGACGACGACGGTGTGCACGCCACGCTCGGCCAGCAGCGCCGCCAGAGTCTCGGTGTACGGCCACCACTTTGGCCACGTGGACCCTTGCGGACTGACGACCACAACTGGCCCGTCGTACTTCGCGCGCTGTGCCGTCGCCCAAGCGCGGTCGTCGGCGCTCGGATAGAAGCGCTGCCGCGGCTCGTACGGCAGTTCGGCGAAGCGGTGCACGGCTTCGAGGTAATTGCCGGCGGCCTTCCAACGACGCACGTCATCCGGTGCGTGGAACAGCACGTCGGTCGGCACCCAGAGCATGCTCGCCTCAACGCTGTGGATTAGGTTGATCCAGCGCTGATACTTGCGCCGTTCCCATTGCCAGTAGGCGATCATGTCGTCGGCCGACACTACCGACGGCGGCACGATCACGAAACGGTCGACGTGCGGATCGTGCGCCAGCGCTTCGTAGCCCTGCTCCTGCGTGTACACCGTCAAGTGATAGCCGTCGGCCTTCAGTTGCGGGAACACGCTAGACGCCCAGAGCGCATCGCCGTAAGCGCCGTAGCGCACGACCGCCGCCCGCTTCTCAGGCTGCGGCGTCTTCCACGACTCCCGCTGGCCGCTGCCAGGCTCGCCGCGGCGGTACACCTGCAATAGCGCTGCCTCGGCCAACAGCGAGCGCGACTGCGACTCGACCAGATCCCAGTCGGGCGCGAGCTCTCGCATGATCGCGAGTACGTCCTCAGGCCGGAACAACCGCCGGAAGCGCGCATCGCAGCCGGCATCGCCGACCGCCGGATAGTGCTCAGCGTGCGGCAGGTAGAGGATCAGGTCACCGCCGACGTTCAATAGTCGCCACAGCGCAGCGAGCGCGGCGGCGGTATCCTCGAGCGCTGGCAGCACGAACGAGGAAAAGACGAAGTCGAACGCCCCCTCGGCAAACCAGCGCAGACGCACCAGGTCAGCCGGCGATTCCACGTCGACTGGAATGGCGCTAGCGTAGTGCCAGCGCTTGCCCGGTAACCCTACGTCAATCCCGTGGCCGCGCGCATACGGAACCGTCTCAAAGCGGACCTTCGCCGCCTCGTCCCTTGCCGCGGTACTGCTTGTCCAGACCATGCCGGTCCTTGTCGGTGGCGGTAATGGGACCGCCGCGGCGTCCCGCGGCGGCGCTCGACTGGCTAGGGGTACTTCTTGCGGCCCACCAAGACGATATCCACGGTCGCCGTACCAGTGGAGGCGTCGGCCAGCACACGCACCCAGGCATTGACGGCGTTCTGCGGCACCACGACCGAATTGACCGTGGTCGCGCTGGCCGTGGTCATGTTAGTGAAGCCGCCGCCGGTGACGTCGGCGTAGGTGCCGCCGGACGCCGTAGCGGTCTGCACCTTCGACGCGCACGTTCCCGCCGGGAGCGCACCCATCGATTGGATGAACAGCAGATCGCCGTCGTAGGTCGACACGTCGATCGCCACGCTGGTGCCGATGGCGGTGGTGATGGTCGCCGGCTTCAGCATTTGGGAAACGGTTTCTGCGCTGCCTTGGAACATGGCTTACTCCTTGGTGGCCGACTTGGCGCCAGCCGCTGCGATGGGTTTTGGTGCCTCGGCCGGCGGCCTGGTGTAGCGTTCGGCCTTGTGTGCGCCGATCAGCGTATAAGCATCGGCGACAGGGACGTCGAGAATGTCGCCCGGCTTTGCCGGCGCGGTGTTCGCGCCGCGGACGAAGCCGCGAAGCGCGCGGATGGTTTCGGTTTGGCGTGCCATAGAGATCGTGCCGCCGGCGACCAGCGCGGAGCCGGTCGCCGACAGCATCTCGCTCTGTTACGCCGTGACCGACGAGGAGTAGCTAAACGCTTCGGCTCTCCTCACCGCGATATCGACGGTGTACATCGCCCGGATGCCGACGATGCCGGCGGCGAAGTTGGCCGCCGGATTGACATCGACCTCGAGCACGCCCCACTCGCCGATCACCAGCTCGGTCCAGTCGCCGAAGAGCATCGTCCCGGAGGCCATCTGCTCGGACGACATGGCGCGGTAGCCGGCCATCGTGCCATCCCACAAAGTGCCTTCCCAGAGCGGCGTGTCGGTCGACGAAAACCGCTGCTTGCCCATCAGGATTCCAGCCACCGCCGAGGTAGTGACGTAGCCGCCGGATACCGGCCGGATGTTGGCCGCCGCGAGATCCTCTTGAAAATCGATGATCTTCGAGTAGTCCACCGTGGTCGCCGTGGTCGTGCCGACGTTGGTCGTGTTGACGATACCGAGCGGCTCGCCACCAGCACCGCTACCGCGCAGCGCCACGCGATCCATTTCGATCGCGACCACCGCGGCGAGGTCGCTGTTCACCAGCGCCTCGATGTCGGGAGAGGCCTGCAGCATCAACTGCCGCGACACTTCGGTGTAAGCGCCGACGGTGTGCGGCGACATCGAAATCTGCGCGAAGGTCTGCGCCGACTCGGTGATCGCGGTAGCCTCGGTGCCGAGCCAGTAGGCGGTCGCCGCGCCGGTCTGCTTCGGGATGGTCACGTTGCCGCGCAGGCCGGAGAGCCGGCGTGCGCCCATCGAGAACGCCACCGAGCGATTGCGCAGGATCTCGACGAACGACTGGTTCTGCGTGTCGACGAGATAGCCGCCGGCCGACGGCGTGCCGACGGTCACGTCGCGACGCCCGTGCTGCTGGACGTCGAACGGCACGTAGAACGTATTGGCGCTCGGCGTCTTCTGCAGACGCTCGGCAATGGCCCGCGAGCACTCCATTTCGAAGCCGGCTTTGTCCCACTTGCGATCTAGCACGGCGTTGATGGCGCGCACCATCGAGTACTGGCGCAAGTCCTTCGAAGACAGGTCCAGCTTGGCCGGCGTTTCCGGGTTGCGCTGGGTGCGCTCGGCGATGATGCCGAGGATGGCGTGCGCGACTTCGTCGGCCGACTTGCCGGCGTCGATCCACTGGTCGCGCTGCGCGTCCTCGACCTTGTTGGAGCGCGCCATCGCGGTGATGGCCTTGATCCGCAGACGCTCCTGCTCGGTGCCGTCATTGCGGACGGCGGCTGCTTCGGCGCTTGAGCCCGCCGCGGCGGTGGTGCTTTGGTCCATAGACTGGACTCCTGGTTGTGCGGCGGGGGCCGCGGGTGAATCGACGCGGAGAATCCGCACCGAGTCGGGTTGCTCTTTTGTCTCAGCGGGGGCGGCGACGGGCGCTGGCTCGGCCTCGCGCTCCACTTCAATGAACGACGTCGGCACGCCGTCCGCAGTTCGGAAGAATCCGGCGCCAACGTCGGCTGGCTCGGCGACCATCGCGACGTGCGTTGGCATCCAGCGATCGGTCACCAGGACGCCGTCGCGGCGTACCTTTGCGTGCAGCCGCCGGTAACCGGCGCTGACCGACCGAATGATTTGATTGAGGACGTCGGCGCGGAATCCGGCCGCCTCCGGCCGCTCGCCGAATCTCGCCATGCCGCGCAAGGCGCCATCGCTCACCGTCAGGTTTTCGACGACGCCGACGTTGATCTGCCCGGACGCATGCGTCGCGATGATCGGCAATGGCGCGCGCTGCATGTCGATGGCGTCGCTCGTATGGACGAGGATCTCCGGGCCGTCGATGACTTCGACGACGGCGTCGGTTGACACTACGACCGGAATGGCGGCGTCGTTGGCGCGCGCCGAGACGTCGAAGGTCGCGACGCGCGATTGCGTAGGGGTACGGTCAGGCATCGCGCCTCCCAAATGAAACGACCCGCGCGGGCGGGTCGTCTTCGATGTCGTCTTGCTGATCGTCCGGCGGACCGGCGGACGGCGGCGGCGGCTCCGGCGCGTATGCCTCCGGATCGGTGTCGTAGTCGAGGCCCTTGGCGGCGGCGTCGTCGAGCTCGCGCCGGCGCGTGCTGTCGATGTCTTCGACGTCCTGGCCGCCGCCGGTGGCGGCGATCACGTCGGTGCGTGTGGTGAGGCCGGCCTTGATCGCCTCCTTGAACGCCTCGACTTCCTTGGTCGGATCGACCCAGGACCAGCCCCTCGGCTTGAACCGCACCGCCTCGAACTTGCGCGGGTCGGCGGCGTACTGGGCGACCGGGATGGCCTCGATGGCGCGCGCGTACACCGCCTGCCGCAGCCAATCGCGGTGCACCTCGTGGCGGAACGAGCCGATGAACCACGACTGCAGCATCCGCCAGAGATCGCGATCGTCGAGCAGCGCGAGACGACTGCTCGAGTAGTTGCTTTGGCTGTAATCGCGCGACAGGCTTTCGTAGGAAACGCCGATGCCGGCGGCGACTTCGCGCAGCATCAGCCGGATGAACGGGTCGGCCTGGGCGTTCGGCCGGTTCGGCGAGTGCAGGACGAACTTCTCGCCAGGCGCCAGCTTTTCGACCATCCCCGGCGTGAGCTCGAGCTCCTGGGTGCCGTCGTCCTGCTCCTCGCCGATATCGGTTTCGGGAGACTCGATCGTCCCCATGTAGGCGGCGGCGCCGCGGGCGGCAATGATCTCCGCTTCGGTGTAGCCGTCGATGTCGTTCAGTTTGCGCACCACCGCGTGCATCCACGGCTCGCCGCGCGTCTGCGGCCAGCGGTCGATCAGCCGCAGGTGGATAATCTGGTCGGCCGGCACCCGCTCCAGCCGATCGGTGATCCCCGGCCGCAGGTACGACTCGCCCGGATGGCGAGCGCGGATCCAGTAGGCGATCGGCCGGTAGAACTCGTCGACCTCCACACCCATGCGGACGATGCCCTGGACGCCGCGCGGCTGCTCGACGCCGAAACTGAACTCGTCGGCCAAGCGCTCGGCCTCGATCAGTTCGAGCGTGAACGGCACTCGCGAACCGCCGAACGGCCGGTAGTGCTTGCGAATGAATACCTCGCCGGCCTCGAATACCTGGCCCATCGCGGCCCGCTCGAGGGCGGCGAAGGCAAGCGCGCCGCCGGTGTGGCAGGAGTCGGCGCGCGCCCATTCGCACCAAGCGTCCTCGATGGCGACGTTCACCGCGTCGTATAGCCGGCCGCGGCTCGACTCGACTTGCGCCTGCATGCCGATCCCGGAGCCGACGACGTTGGAGACGACCACGACCCGGGCGCGCTTGGCGAACGCTGCGTCGCGGGCAAGTGCCCGAGAGCGCGAGCGCAGCGCGGCAAGCGAGGAGACGAGTTCCGAGTCGGCGCTGGTATTGCTGGTCGTCCAGCCGGCAGTGAGCCGCGATGCCTGCGCGGCATGGTAGGCGCGCTTGCCGGCGAAGTGAACGACGCGCACACGGCTATCCGCCGGCGGCGCAGCCGACGGCACGCTGCCGCCGATCCAGCGCGCGATGGTGCCGCGCCAGTCACGCACGGCCGAACCTCAGATAGAGCCGTCGCATACCGTTCCTGTTGCCGGCCGCCGCCGCCTCTTCGCGGGCGACCTCGGCTTTGTAGATGTCGCGAAACTTCAGCAGCTCGGCAATCGGCGTGCGCTGCAACGAGCGGCCGGCGATCGCCATCGACTCCTGATCCTTGGTCGCGCGGCGCTCGATCACTGCCTCGATCGCCTCGAGCACGGTGCGCGCATGGGTGCGTAGGCTCGCCTCGCTCGCCGCCTGCAGGTCGAGCTTCACTTCGACCAGCCCGGACTCGACGCGGTACTTGGTCGCGCCGGAGACCGCGTAGCTCGCCCACTGGTACTTGCCGGCCGTCCACAGCGCGGTCGTCGCTGCGGCCACGCTCACCGAGTGCGTGTCGCCGGAAGCGCTGGCAGTGATGACGTGCCGCTGCGTCGTGTTGACCCAGTAGTAGGTCAACGTGTAGGTCGACGCCGGATAGTCGGTGAGGTCCTTTGTCCAAGCGACCGTCGTCCCAGCGTAGACGAGCGTCGGCTCGGTGTCGGGAATCTCGATGGTCATTGTCGTGTCACCATGCCCCCACCCAACCGCCGCGCCGACGTGGCTGTGTCCGCGCTAGCGCCTTCGCCTGCGTGCGCAGCGTGCCAGGCGCCGGCCGCTCTACCGCCGTCGGCAACTGTGGTTCCGCCGCCGTTTCCTGCGGCTCTGCTGCCGCCTTCTGCCGTCGCACCGCGAGGCGCCGCCACTGCACGTTGAGCGAGCAGAGCGCCGCGTAGGCGTAGACCCGGCAGTCGAGCGGCTCGTTGCGCACGCCGCTGCGGCGGATCCACTCGCGCACCGGAAAGCCCTTGTGGTAACGGGTGCGCAC